TTCTTCAATCGGACCCCCATCTTTATCGTCTGTTTGGTCTATCTTCATTTTTTTAAGTTGCAATTCTACCATTTTTAACTTTTTATCTATCTTAGACCCTTTGGCATCTATGGCATTACGCAACATCGTACTTGCAACCTCAAATATACGTCCTGAATATCTAGAATCTACATTCATACCTAAATCCATTAAGTTTTTATAACTTTCTTCTGCTTCAACTGCCAATTTATCAAGTTCTAGATCAGACAGTTCACCAAGTCCTTTAACCTGTGGTAATGCGGCCGCTACTTTGTCAAATTCAGCATAACTTTTTTGTAAGTTTTTATGGGTTTCAGCATCTAAATTTTTAGGTTTATTGCTCTTGCCATTGACAGTATTTTTGGCTTGTATTTCTTTTTCTTTATTATCTACCTCTTTGAATGCTTCTTTGACATTTGGTAAATTTAAAATTTCTTCTAATTTTTTTGTCATTGTTTTATTTACTTACGTTTACCGTTATGAAATAGTTGTTCTTCTGATACAACTCTAAATCTTATTTTATTTTGTTTTGCATAAGCATTGGCGGCTTCCCATTTGGCCATGTTTACTACAACCTGTTTTTTCTTTCCAATACTTTTACCAGCACTTTCCATATTTGTTTGACTCATTGGTTTGACTTCAATAAGTTCTGCATTTTTCCTACCGTTTTTATCAACGTATACAACAAAGAAATCCGGAACATACACAGTATATTTTCCTGTGAATGGATGTCTATAAGGAATTTTAATGGATTCACTGGCCCATTTTGCAACGTTAGGATGTTCATCACATAACCTCATAAATGATTGTTCCCAACTAGAACGATAGGTTGGTGTTTTTAATCCAATATACTTTTCAGCATTTTTTGGATAGAATTTCCCCCGTGCAAATCTTGGTAACATTAGTCTAGTATATTTCTAGACACAGTTTCTTTTGTTTGTAGTGTTTGTCTTACACCTAATCTACTAGACTTGTATCTGTTTGCATTTAAAATAATTGTAATCAGTTCAGACAATGTAGCAGGATTGGCTTTGGCCAAAGAATCTAATATTTCTTGCGGTGAAACAGAATCAATTTTTGCTTGAGATAAAATTACATATGCAGTTGATTCTGCAGATTCTCTTTGAAATCCTCTTTTTACAAAAAATGCCACAGCCGCATCATAATCATTTGTGTTGAACTGAAACTCTTCTGTATAATTGCCAGATGAAAGTTTATTGATTGTTTTTTCTAAACGATCTTTTTCTTTAGGAGGTAAGTTTGTGTAAAAATCTGCCATTATATGTTTGCTTTCTCTGTTGATATGCTTACGTTTTGTGTTGATCTATCAATTCTTAAATATCCATTTGTAACAAGTTTTCTCACATCTGTTATGGATTTATTTCTATAAACTGTTTTTACTGTATCCGAAGAATTATTATATTCAACATCTGATTGTGCTATGGTAAGATTTTTTCTTGAACCAATATCTTTGTAATAAATGCCTGCCGCAATTTCATCTTTAATAGATGAATCTGTGGTAACAAGATTATATGACTCGTCTGCTGTTAACACTTTGGTATAATCTTGTGTAGTTTGTGTAATTACTCTGGTGTTTGCTGTGTTTTCACCTCTTTGTGATGCAATTATAGCCGCTGATCCTAGTGCCGCGGCGGCGCCAACAGAGAATTGACTTACTGGGTTAGTTATTGTACCGGCCTGTTTACCTACTTCGAGGATACCTTTTTTTGCTATTCCTTTTAATTCGGATTTTACATCTTTTTTCTTTAATTTTTTTGCATTATTATAAGTGTTAGATGCCGCCAATATTGCTCCTAAATAGTTTCCATCTCTAATACCACCAAGTACAGAACCTATACCATCTACAACACCTCCTGGACCAAAAATACTGTTTGTTCCGCCTCCTAATACAGTTAATGGAGATGGTTCATGATCGTAGTGTATTGTTGCAAAGCCTGGTACTGCACCTTTACTAATTACTCCTGATTTGTAAATTACTGTTTCATAAAAAACCTGCATAATGTTTTGTAATACTCCTGCACCGTCTGCCTGATCTAAATTATCGTGTGAGAAGGAACCTATAAGAGGATTTATTAAAGACATTGATGTGAATCTTTGTTTATGTAAGCAAAATATTTCTATCCTTCTAATATAAGGTTTCTTTTTCCTTTTTGGTGTATCTAATCCAAATTTATTAATTCTATTGCTACCATTAGATTGAATAGCATCATAATAATCATCTTTTGTTTGCTGTATTTCTGCATCTGAAAACATTGAAACCGAATCTGCAACATTATATTCTAAATATCTTTTCCAGAAAGCATTTACAGTGTCAGCATGATCATCGTGAAATGTTATATTAACAGGTTCGTATTGAATTCTTGTTGAAGTATACATTTTTTTATTATATTGAACTTTTTCTTCTAAGTTAATTCCGTATTTGGGTAGGTCACAACTTTTTACTAGATATCCTAATTCAATTTTTTCATTAGGATTTAAAGTATTTGCATCAAAGGCCACTGTATCATCTAAAAGAAATCTTACATAAAACAGAAACTTCTGTTTTGGCATCAACCTAAAGTTGTCGTCAAGGTATAATCGTGATGCATGACGGAAGTCTTTCATTCCTGGAAGACCATCTTGAAATCCTTTTAAGAAGTCGTTTATTTTTGGCATACTGTTATTTATAGTCACAAAAAAAGCGCCTATAAAGACGCTTTTCCTGTATTATAATTGCTAACTTAAACTGTTATTACTATTGTCCACCACCAGTACTTAATGTACCAATAGTTCTTGCAACTGCTGTTCCAATTCCTGTTCCTGTTGGAGTTTGGATTGCATTATCATATCTTATTGATAATGTTATTGTTGCAGGCTCTGATGTGTTGTATGCTAGTGTGTTGTAGTTAACGTTATCAATGTAAGCACCATATAATTCAAATGTTTCTAAAACATTTGGTGCAGATTGTCCGTTACCACCATCTAACATTTCAATTCTAGTTGTAAATTTGTAATCAATACCAGATGCCGCTGATGACTGTTCAAAGAAATCAAACTGTTTCTGTATTTGTTCACCAACCAGTTTTGTTACTGAATTGTTCACGTCATCTCTCAATGTAATTGTAATTGCTTCCCAAGTGTGTTTACCAGCAATATATACTCTTGAGTTGTAAACATCTAGTGTTACTTGATCAAAAGATAATTGTGGTCTTGTTATATCCATAACTTGTTTTGTTAACTCGGATCTTGGTGTTGATACGCCAAAATTTTCCAGGATCGCTCTAAAACGATATTGTAGTTTAGGCATTAACAAGCCTTGTGATGCACTACTTTGATCGTTTGCTAAAGGTACTGTAAATTTTGATAATGTTGATATTGCCATGTTGTTCTCCTATTTATCCAAAAATTAGTTCCCTAATTTTGCAATTTCTCCTGTGTTTTTGATTCTTAACGGTATGTAAATAAATTCAACTGATTTAACTGGCTCAATTGCTATATCTACATACAATTCGTTTCTGTCTATTCTAGTAGGTGTGTTGTTTGTGTCATCACAAACTACTAGGAAGTCATACAACGCTCTTTGTCCAACCAATTCTAACAAGAATGATTCAACTGCCGCTTTAATTTCATTTCTTGTTAATTCATCATTTGGTTCAAAGATAAACGGTTTAGCAATTGAATCTAATTGTGATCTTAGATATACTGCTAATCTTGATACGTTGATTCTATCTAATGCCGAACTTGCCGATGTTTTCGTCAAGTTACCAAAGTTTACTATTCCTGCTCCTGAAAAGAAAGTAATTGGATTGACTTTAACTGTATGCATTGAATCTCTCACTGACTCCGTTACAGATATTGTTTCAAATTCACCTGTACTTGATTCAATGTATCCAACTGACGTTGCATTGTCAACTACACCTCTTCTAGTACCTGCTGGTGCAAACCATGGAAATGCTACGTTGTCATTATTTGCTAAAGTTCTCATCATCATATGTGATGGTGGAACAACAATTGAGTTTCCTGCATTATCTGTGGTTAATCCTGAAGGATAAAATACACCTAAGTAATCACTTGCACTTACAAGTCCATCTTCTCCGTTATCTAATGCACCTGCTGTGTTGTTTGACCAATCACTTATTGCTGTCGCTGTGCCTTCTAATCTTAAAGGAGTGTCACCTACCACAAACGCTGTGTTGTTTCTGTCTGTGTTTAAGTTAATCATATTTTGAATTAACTCTGGATATCCAGGTGTTGCAATTACGTTATAACCTCTTTGATCTTCTCTAATACCTTGGTTAGTATCGATCTCTGATTTTAGTTGTTGTACAACAACTTGTCTTTGTGCTTTTCTTCCAAAAGTACCTGATCCGTCTGCGTTGTTGCTTGATTTTGTTACCCATCTGTCTGGATAGTAACCTGCAACTGATTCGTTGTTGTATCTTGGGTTTCCTAATCCTGATGATCCTGAACTTGGATATTTTTGTGTTGTTATGTAACTGTTTTTGTATTCTTTAACATTGTAACCAGAACGTCTTGTGTTCCAAAGCATTATACCTTGTGGATATAATGTTGGATCTGGAGCATCTGGGTCTAAGAAAGAATCGCTCAACAAGTCTTTAATTGAACTTGCTGTACCAGCCTGTGTGCTGTTGTTTGCATTTTTTTCCGCCGCTGTGTGATATCTAGCATCAGCAAAAACAACACCATCTTCTGTTGTTTGATCTGCTTTATCAACTGCTACCCACGCCGCACCAGTTGTAGTAACTTTCACCTGATTTGATGTGTTTGTTGAACTCAACGTTGCCGCTGTGTTATATTTGTAAATTTTTGGATAGTTTTCTAAATCGCTTGTATCAATCCATAAGTCATTATTGACAAGCACTGTACCATCTGATTGTGTAGTTGGTGCAGTTGCACTAAACTGTGGTCCATTTGGATCAGTTGTAGAATAAACTTCTGCATACCCTTTCCAAGTTGTTCCGTTGTGTGTCATAATGTCTGCTTCATCAACTGATGTGTTGTACCATAACTGTCCGTCAGCAGGTTCATTGCTAGGTGCATTTATACTAGCAGTGTAACTTAATCTTTTCCAGTTACTTGCTATTACTTCATTACCTACTGTTGAGTCTTCTGAGTCTCCAGTTGGAGCAACATATAAATTATCAATTAATGTAGTTGAATTTGCTGTGAAAGTTCCATATGCATGAGCCTGTGAAACTCCTAAACCTGCATCATCTAATGGAGTACCATTAGTTTGATTCATTCTAAAATCACCACCTAGGTTGTGTTTAATGCTAATAGCGCCTTTGTACTCGCCTTCTGAAACAACAGAAGCAACTAGATTAGTAAATCCAGTTGAATTGAATGCTGTTACAAAATCTTCTGCATCACCTAATGTTGATCCGTCTCCAGATGCCATTGTTACTGTTTTAGCAGTATCTAATGCATCTTGATTTTTTAATGATTCTCTAACTGTGAATGATTCACCTGACGTGAACGCTCCTGTTAGGTTTGTAGTTTTTCCTGTAATTATTGTTTCGCCACCTTCATATCTAAACAATTGAAAATCTCCAACATTTGGAGTACCATCTGATTGTCCATCAACACTCTGTTCAGTTATATTAAATTGTGTGTATAACGTTCCTGCTGATATACCAGTTCCACCTAGTGATGGATCAGTGTTATAAATTGCAGAATTATGTGAAGCATATAATGGTGATGCTACTGTACCAAATGATGCACTTGCTGAACTGTAAAGTTTTGCAACAATATTTGCACCTGAATTTGCAGAAGTTGTTTTAAACCAAACAGAACCATTAGGTCTGTTTTCGTCTGCTGTTTTCCAAGTTGGTCTATTAGTGTGTTTTGCTTGTAAAAATTTTACACCGTTTTTTGTTCCTGCTGTAAATCCTAATTCAGCCATTAAACCATTTCCTTCTTCAAGTCTAATTGTGTTGAATCCTGCTGTTGAATCTCCAAAGCCTAAACCATTATGGAATATTTCTAGGTTACTTGTAGTACTGTTAATACTTGAAGAAACACCGGCAATATTAGCATTGTTAATTGCTGTATTAACATCGGATAATGCTGTACCACCTGTTTGTACTTGCACACCATTTATCTGCATATTGTTTGAATTTGTAACTGTTGTT